TTTTTAAGAGACCGGCGATGCAGAAGGGGGGTCAGTTGTAAAGACCCCCCCCCATGGGTAGAGATCGTCAGTCCGACGAGGTGCGCGTCACTTTTTTGTAAAGTAAAGGCTCTTCTTCGATAATTCTGTCAATTGCTGAATTGATTTCTCGTTCGTTTTCTTCGTCAGACAAGTAAATTGACGTAGCGGCCAGCATGCCAAGCTTTTCGCATGTATGGTAGCCATGAAAAGAATCGAATTGAAACCAAGAATCAGCTTCATCAAACGGATCGAATGGATTATCGACCGTTGTAATCATTACTTCAGTCACGATCGAACCACTTTTCCTTTCTATTCGAAACTATTCAACAATTTTTGCTGCTTCGGAAGCGGAGATTCCAAGACGTTCACCTATTTCAGCATATGTGTAACCAGCATCATGCATAGCATTAGCAAACGCCACTTTAGAAGCATTAAGCTGCTTGTTATCTCTTGGAATAGCAAGCTTTTTAATGTTCTCAGGCTTAGTGTTATTGAGGATCTTCGTAAGCTGTGTTCCACTGATTGCGCCTGCATCTATGGCTTCCCATTGTTTGTCAGTAATCTCGATCATTTTTTTGCTCGCTCCGACAGCATCACGACTCTCTTTTAAACAAGCATTACGCATCTTCTTAAGCTTGTCTTTGTCATCATAGAGCTCCGGATTGTCACGGAGCTTCTGTTTCATTGTGATTTCCGTCAAAAGCTGAGCTTGTCGTTCTCTTGGAGCATTCTTTTCAGCTCTAAGTAACGCAACATCGAGATCGTGAACTTCTTGAGCATACTTTTCAGCAGCCGCTTTGTTCTTATGGGGGGTGGGGGTACTAATGTACAGCTTACGGGCCTCATTGGCCATAGCCTTGCACTTATTGGCATAGTCAGCGTAAGCGTCCTCTACCTCAGTACCGGAGGATAGATCAAAAGCATTTTTATGTGCCTCCATCTTCGTAATGGTCTGCATTCTGGGGACGTTTTCTTTTACAACCTCCCAAGTACCATCAGGTAACCGCTTAGTCTTGGTATAGGTCTTTCCAGTATTCTCGTACTCTATCTCTCCAGTCTCCTTGTTGATTCCGGAAATGTAATTAGACCCTCTTTTTAACTTCCTGTCCGGTACATCGTACCGGCCTTTGGCTCGAGATATAAGTGTTGAAGCACCGCCACTCTGATACTTAGCCTTCAGCTCAGCAATGTCGTTATCTTTCTCACTCTGCTTGTAGTCCAAATGATGTTTTTTGGCGTCAATAACCAACATTGCGTGCTTTACAGCTTTAGTCATGTCCTCGTCAGGGGCATGCTGCACGGTCATGTCCGTTATGAGGTTGGAGACTTTGCCCATTTCCTGATTTCGTCTGGCAGTTGTCATTTTAGGAGCATCGGGAGGCAATTTATAAGTGTCTTTGTAAGTTTCACCCCACTCTTTAATTCCTTTAAGAGGCTCCGAGTTCTTTATTCGGATCTGATCATTCACCGGGATAACAAGAACCGTATCGCCATCAAAATCAGCACCTGACAATCTTTCAGCAACTTTCGCATTGATGCCAACCGCATCTTTCGCCCCGCCAATAAGGTCGTTAGCAGTGGCCTGCCTGTTGTTAACTGTCAGAATCGGAATTTCAAATATACCTTGATGGGGATAACGAATCAGAGCGACACGCTCTCCGTTCTCATACTTAGGAGCATAAATCTGAGTCTCCTTCATATCAGTGATCGGCAATATAACATGAGACGCCTGCCGAGGAAATGCAGCAGCCTTGAGATAAATCGCCGAAGAATCACAACTTTCAGCAAACTCTTTGAGCAGCTTCTTCTTCACTGCGCCATTGCTGATCGCCTTAATTTCATCAAACTGCTCCTGCCTATCCTTGTAAGTAATATCAAGCTGGCGCTTAACAAGACTTAAAGACTGCTTTGAAAGCATCTGTGACGCAATAGTCTTAGACCATTCGCCCCAATCGCCTTCCTCATTGACAACATTGATCGCTCCCCGCTGACCACCTCTTTTTATTGCAGCGCCAAACGGATTGTCCGGGTCATCTTTCAGACGCTTGAGTACTTCGTTATGCTCATCGTCAGGATTTTTCAAAGGAGTACCGCGATGCTTATTGGTGTTAAATATAACATCGACACCTGGGGGCATTTCTTTGCCGTCTGAATACATCATCATGCCTTTAAGATAGTGCGTGTCATCGACAGCAATTCTAACCTGTGCATACATGGAGGCTCCAAGATTCAGATCCTCAACGCCTTTCCTGACTTCTATAACGCCATCTTTATCGACTCCGCCATCCTCGGCATAACGAACCATTATTCGGCTAGAGTCAATGCTCTTAAATTTCGAAGGGTCAAAGCCAAGAAGTGTCTTCCCGGTTTCAACATAATCGTCTTCGATCTCGCTGACTTCCCTGATTGCGTTCTTGTTGTTCATAACTTTCTGCCAAGTCGTTCCGGGAGGAGCCAACACAGCAATAGTTGTTTTCTTCCCTTTACCGGTGCCAGCCTGATCGACAGTCACATTCGTTCTGACGTAACCTTCATCTTCAAGCATCTTAAGCGCAGTGTTAAGCTGGGTTCTCGAACAGCCAAGGTATCTTTCAACTCCATAGCCAACATCGATGTACCCACCTTTTTCCAACTCGGTCTTGAGTTTGTCCGCCATAATTCGTGTAGAGCTTGCCCTTTGAGAGGTGTTATCTTTCAAATAGCCTCTTGCTGTAGCTTCTGCAATGCCGAGCTGCTTGGCTGCGGCATTAACCGACATGCCCTGCTCCGTTAGATCGAGAAGCTGCTGCCGTTTTTCAAGACGCTCAGCGTTGAACTCCAATGAATTGCGCTTTCTGAGCTCTGTTGTCGAAATATCAAAGAACTTAGCAATTTCTTTATCTGTAAGGCCATTCGCTTTGAGTTCACGATATTCTGCACGAGAAAACTGAGAATGCTGATTTGGATTGTCGCCAGATCCTTTGGGGTACCGACCAGATCCTCTTCCGGGAGGATCGTCGTCGGCCCCAACCCCATAGTGGAGCAACTCATCGTAAATATAATTCATCACCGTTCCTCCCCTTTGAGTTTGTTGATCATCTTGCTGAAGTGCTCACCCTTCTGAATGATGGCAGTAATGTCCTTGGGATCCGGAGAAGATATAATAATGTCATCTCCCTGATAGATCCTAAGTTCTGCCTCAATGTCAGAAGGCTTGAATCCGAGCATCTTGCCGTATTCCAAGCAGAACAAGGCCATGTAAATTTCAAGCTGATGCATTGATGCCGGCGTAACACCAGTCTTAAGATCGTGGATCCGAAGAAACCCTCTATCAGCATCGAAGTCAATAGCGTCTGCTGTCCCGAAAAAGTTAGGAGAATATAATAGTGGCTGTTCAGGCTTCAGCCTAAATCCGATCGCGTCATTGACATACATATTGAGTGTCTTCTTCGATCTTGCAAGTTTCAGCTTGTTCTCAATGAGGCCCTTAGCAAGTGCATGCAGCTCGGTCCCCCTCTGTGCCGCCATAAAGTTTAAATACGAGTTGACAAGCTTATCGTCATCGTAATAAATCCAATGGTACTTACTTGCGCTGAGGAATGCATGAGCTCCCTCAGGAACGTCCTTTGAATGATTGTTCCAGTTCATCCAAAACCTCCTGTTTATTCTCAGGAAATATAAAAGCAGCGAAAGACATTTTGTCTAACGCTGCTATGTGATAATCCTGATTGGGTTGATGCTTCGATTTAGCGCTTTGCTTACACTCCAACATCGCCCAGGAATTCCCGTAGAAGATCGATAGGTCCGGGATCCCTTGTATAATAGAGGAATCGTTCTTCAAAATATAACAACCGGGGAATCTCTCCCTAAGTTCATGAATTAACTCCGACTGGAATTTACTTTCCTTCATAAGGTATTCTCCTAGCAAAAAATATAAGAGATTCCAAAAGTCGTGTTTCATTCCTTCTTCTCTCTATTAAACGCATTGTTAAAGCTACGAACGAAAGCGCTTAATGAACGCAGTTTCGTTAAATGTTTTCTTCTTTGCCACCGCCTTCCTGATTGCCAGATCTATGGGAGACGCAGAAGTAAGATGGTAGTAGAACAGGTCTCTGTATGGCGTATTCATCCTGTCGATTCTTCCAGCTGCCTGTGTCATTATGCGATACGAATAATTCTGAGAATAGAATATAATTGTGTCCGTTGTGACACAGTTCCAGCCTTCGGCCCCGGCGCTATATTGAACAAGGTAAACCCACCGATCGCCCTCTGGCACTGCCTGATGAGTTTGCCCGTTCCATGCAGCATATTCAATACCATCAGACTGCAAGTAACTTTCAAGCATCTCAAGTTCATACTTGAAGTTGTAAAATATAATTGCCCTGCTGTGTGTCTCGAGCAGTTTTCTGACTGTGTCTATTCTGCTCGGATCGGAATTAGGAACCTGCCGCATCAGATAGCACAGCTTCCCTGTTTCTTGAATCGGCTCGTTATCGTAAATGTTCCATCGGTCATGTGCTATCTTTCTGTACGCTGATTTGTCGTACTCACACGTCAGATACTCGTGATGAGAAACCGTAAGCCTCTCGAAATTCATGTCTACCAGAATATAACTCCGAAGCTTTAACAGCTTCCCTGTTCCTATGTACTTGTCAATCTTTGGGTATTTAGAGAAGCGGTTGAACACCGCATGCTGCCTTAAGAAATCGGTCTTGTTCCTGTAAAACCCGTTAGCAACAAAGACAGGAATATAATCTTGCCATGTGTCTCCAGGAGTTGCACTGAGCAGAATCCAATGGTTCTTCTTGGCAATCGCCAGAAAAGCCTTAGTCCAAGCTCCCCATCCGACAACTCTCTGCTCATCGAATATAAAAAACTCACCGGACACGTCCTTGTATCGCTTAATGTTGTTCCACGAGTCAATGGTAACTTTCACCTTTGACTCGTTTATTGACGGGTCCGATGTAATTGCAAACGCTCCACACTCTTCGATCCACTCGCCACTGTCTCGCTTCTTGGCAGTCGTAACAATGTAAAGGTCTCTTGGAAACTGCATATGTTTCCAAGAGCCTTTGCCATTAACCGGGATAGAGCCTTTGCACTCGCAAATATAATAATAGGCAAGTGCTGTTCGGCTCTTCCCGGATCCGACCCCACCGCAAAGGATCGAGCCGTTTTTAAGTTGATCGACCGCTTGGATCTGATGGTCGTACAGGGTCAGCATTATTCCCAGGGCACCTCATCCTCATCATTCGCCGGATCGTCAATATCAAACAGCGAGTCGAAACTGTCTGAAGAAATCTCCACATACAGCCGGTCAAGCGAGATGCACCACCCCTGATACTGCTTGGTGTCGCAATACCACGGATGGATCTCCATCTGAACCTTGTTGAACCGGAGCTTGTCCAGTCTGCCAATCGTATCTTCAGTGTACTGCTCCTTCTTCCCGGTACGAGTATCTTTCACGACAACCTTCGGATCGGTGTCCCGTCCCTTGTAATATAATTTGATGTCGAGGAAATGGATCGGATCTGCCACGGGATTCGGATTATTGTCCGTGGGCTTCGGGATCCAAGACTTCACCGGCCAGCCGCCATCACGGAACTCCGAAGCGGACTCCTCATTCAGCCGGAGACTAAAAGTCGGTCTGCCGTTATTGCCATCGGAAAAGTGCTTAAATATAATGTCCTTGCCTTCGATGTTTTCTAATCTTGTCTTCTTTCTTTCAACAGCCATTGTTCTGCCCTCCTTTAGCAGTTTTGGTCAAATGGCCAAAAATTTTGGTGAAAACTTTTTAAAAAATTTAATTTTTTTCTTCGCGTAAAAGTTTTT